AACAGGAAATGAATTAGCGAGAGAAATGTGGAAAAAATTAGGAAAAACACCAACTTGGTAAAATATAAAAAATGGCATACTTACCAAAATCAAAAGTTAACATGAAAGAAACACCGGGTGGTGAATTTGTTGAAAGAGTAACAAGAAAACCATAAACTGGAAAGTATATAGAAACCAGTGAAGGAAAGTATTATGCTGGTAATAACCCTTTAACTTTAGGTCCTGAACTAGTAATACCTGAACCACAAAGAAATAATTTTGGTAACTCTAAAGATTTTAAAAAACATACAATACTAAATAAAAGTATCTACGAAAAATTAAAAAAATATAAAGATATCCCCGCATCAAAATCAATACCCACAGAAAAAGATTATGAAAGAGGATACTACACTAGATACTTTACTAAAAAAATCAACTCACAAACAAACTACTTTGAAATAGACAACAAAACATTCACATCTATTTCCACACGTAAAACTGAATACGATTATAACTTATATCAAGTAGGTAGTATAAGATGGGCTCTAGTAGGAGAGGTAGAAAAAATAAACAACCTTCAATTAACAATAGTTGAGCGAAGATTCCCCCATGTATCTACATTATTTTCAGTTTTAGATGAGTTTCAAAGACCTTCCTTATAATTTGGTTTATTAAATTATTTTTCGTACATTCCTAAGGTATGTTCTACCTTATTGAAACAAAAAATCAACTCGAAAAGCTCAAATCAATATTTGAGCCCACAATGTATCTTGAATTTATTCAAGGTAATGACAACACACACCCTGCCCTTGCGGAAATCATCGCAATATACCTGAATATAAACAATACAGGTTATATTATACCAATCAACCACTTAGAATGTATCAATTGGAATATAGACGAGATTTTAAATTTGCTCAAAGATTACAATTTTAGGGTTTTAGACAAGAAAAGCAGCTTACATGCGGCCCCACAACTATCTTATACGGATATACAACATACCATACCTCCTTTAGACAAACATACAACACAAGCACACATATGGTATTACCGTAAATTCCCGCAAACTAAAGTAAATAAAATGATACCAATTGGCAAGCACCTAGAGCGTTGTAATAACAAATACAATGATATAATCGGTTATACTCCAGGAAAAACTAACGAGTATGTCAATGATATTTTGTTACCCACCCTACAAAAACTAGAACAAAATGGGTTAAAAATAAACGACAAATTTGACACATACTTTACCACAAAAAACAAAAAATACTCAATAAAAGAAAATCATATATACGGATGGTATAACCCATACACAACAACGGGTCGTCCTGTAAATAACTTTAATGGAATAAATTTTGTAGGACTAAAACACGACAATGGGGAGCGAGATAGTTTCGAACCAGACAATGACTTTTTTGTAGAAATGGATTATGATGGTTACCATCCGCGACTAATAGGCGATATTGTGGGTTTTTCTTTTGAAGGTAATATACACAACACACTTGCTCAAATATATTTTAATACTAAAGACATAACACCACAACAATATAAAGAAAGTAAAACACTTACATTTAGGCAAATATATGGTGGTATAGACAAGAAAAACTTACACCATGAGTTTTTTCGTAAAACACAAAACTTTATTGATATAATTTGGGAAGCATTTAATAAAGACGGATATATAGATGTAGGATCATATCGTATAAAAAAAGACGATCATCCTAAAATACATGCTCAAAAGTTATTTAACTATTATATTCAAGCAACAGAAACAGAAACCAACATTCGTAAGATACAGGTTATACAAGATTATTTAAAAGATAAACAAACAAGATTAGTTCTTTACATATATGATGCATTTATATTTGATGTGTCAAAGCAGGATGGTAAACAAACACTGTTAGATTTAGAAAACATACTTAGTGAGAAATTTCCTATAAAAATTAAAGTTGGGAAACACTATGGGGCTTTAAGTTAAAGTTTATATTTATGGCCAGAAAATTCTGGTTATTTATGAACAACAGACTATATTGTACGTTTACAACCCCCAATGATATTGAAGAGATTACAAATAGGATTCAAACTTCCTATATGATTCTTTTTAATAAAATTTTTGTCCTAGAAAGCTTGGATGGGGAAAAAATTATGCTTACATATAATGTTGATATGGGTAATTCAAGTACAAATGGTATAATAGATAATACAATATTGGTACACAGAAAAAAACAAACAAACACTTTATACACAATTAACGCACTAAACGAATTGATAAAGAGTTTAAATAATGGGGTTTTGGATAAAAGATTTCCTATAGAATGGAATGATTATAGAAATTGTATATTACTTATACAAACAGAGGGTTTTAAAAAAATCGACACTAAAATTAAGGACATTATAAAGCTTTAGTAGAAAAACTTGGCTTAGCGGGGTTTATTTCGTATGTTTGCGGAATAAATTGAAATTATAACATTTTTTAAATAAATATTTTATGAACTTAGATGAAATCAAGAATCGTTTAAACAAATTAAACAACAAAGGGGGCGGTAATTCAAATGACTACAAAAATAACTTTTGGAGACCGCCAGTAGGAGAGAAATCTCAAGTAAGATTAGTGCCTTATGCACACAACAAAGACTTTCCATTTATTGAGCTTTACTTTTACTTCGGTATTGGTAAACCAAGAATGATTGCCTTGACTAACTTTGATGAGTCAGATCCAATTATGGAATTTGCTAATCAATTAAGAAAGTCAGGTGACAAAGAAAATATGGAATTAGCTAAAAAATTATACCCAAAACTTCGTATTTTTGCTCCAGTAGTAGTAAGAGGAGAAGAAGATAAAGGAGTTAGGTTTTGGGAATTTGGTAAAATGGTTTATCAAGAGTTACTAGGTGTAATGGCTGATGAAGATTATGGTGATATTACTGCTGTTCAAAATGGTAGAGACGTTACTATAGAAGTTATCCCAGCAGCTGAAACAGGCAAAATGTTTAACACAACAACTGTACGTGTTAAGCCAAACCAAACACCTCTATCTGAAAATGCTGATACAGCACAATCACTTTTAGATGATCAAAAGGATTTAGTTTCTTTATTCAAGAAATATTCTTTTGAAGAAATGAAAGGTGAATTACAAAGTTACTTAAAACCTTCTGAAGAAGATGGTGGAAAAGAAACTGAAGTAGTAGCTGCACCTTCTAAAGGTAAGCAAAATTTAGATAGTAAACTTGATGAATTATTTGACTAATGGCAAAGAAAAAAGACGAATCAAATAGAGATGAACTAACAGGGATTATTGCCGACTCTCTAAACAAGAAATTTAATAAGACTCACCATCGGGTAGCTTATTTCTTGGACGGAAGTGAAGATTCCCCCACAGACGTCAGCGATTGGGTTTCCACAGGCTCTACAGTATTAGATTTAGCTATCTCAAATCGCCCTAATGGAGGTTTCCCAGTTTCTAAAATTGTTGAAATCACCGGTTTAGAACAGAGTGGTAAATCCCTGTTAGCATCTCACATTATAGCAAACACACAAAAGAAAGATGGTATTGCAGTATACATTGACACTGAATCATCATTAAATGCACAGTTTTTACAAGCAATTGGAGTAGATGTTGAAAAAATGGTTTATTTACCATTAGAAACAGTTGAAGACATTATGGATGCAATTGAAAATGTTATCCTTAAGGTTAGAGAAAAGAATCCAAACAAACTTGTAACAATTGTAGTTGATTCAGTAGCTGCAGCTACCACTAAAATTGAATCAGCCGCTGACTTTGAAAAAGATGGTTATGCAACTCAAAAGGCAATCATCTTATCTAAAGCAATGCGTAAAATTACTAACTTAATTGGTAAGGAAAAAATACTTTTAGTATTCACAAACCAACTAAGACAAAAGATGGGTGCAATGCCATTTGCTGATCAATACACTACTTCAGGTGGTAAGGCTTTACAATTTCATGCATCAGTTAGATTAAGACTTAAACAAGTTGGAAAACTTAAAGAAAAAATCAACGGTG